GATAAAGGATATGAGTAAAGATTATAGAGAATATTTAGAAGAAGAATTAAAGAAAGCACAGCAGAAATTCGAGAAAGCAAAAATGGATTCGATAAAGGAAATCGAAGAAATGAATTTCTTAATGGCAGAAGACTTCGGAGCAGCTTACGCATCTCACATAGATAAGATAACGGCAGCAGCGGCAAAGATAAACGCATTGAGAGAAGCGATACAGGTGTTTGACTACATGCAAAACAATTAAAGAGAAGGGAATGACAGCCTCACCCATTACGGGCGGGGCTTTTTTCATGCCTGGGCTGTTTTACAGTTGCATCCAGCGGCTTTACCGAACCGGGCAATAAAATACACAGCAACGAAGAAAGGAGAGCAATATGGCGATGTTTCAGAATCCAGGGGCATTCTTCCTGGGTACGTTGGTTCCATCGGAGCAGAAGTTTTTGAAAGTGCTTCTGGAAAATGCCAGAAAGAACGGGTACACGAAGTTCGTGGAACCGTGCGCTGGTGCCTTCGCTATGTCACATCTGGCAGTGCAGGCGGGATTTAAACCGAGCCAGGTGGAAGCATCGGACGTATCAATGTTTACGTCCATCATGGGATATGCGATAGCAGGGAATCCGATGGAAGAGTTGGAAATCCATGCAAAAGGATTCAGCGATGAAGAACTGCTGGACCCGGCAGTTGCGATGTACGCATGGAAATATCTCAGCACCGTGAAGAATGCGGGAAAGGAATACTTCTACAATTTCATGCTTGATCTGGCAAGCAGGAGGGAAGAGCACATTAAGAATATCCGGGAACAGTTGGAGAGGGCAAAGACGCTGCTCAATGGAATGAATTACAGAGCACTTGACATGTGGAAGCACATGGCAGAAATCCTCGATGATGAACACTGTGTTGTGATCGCAAATCCGCCAACCTATACGGCAGGGTTTGAAAAGTATTACGACACCGGAGGTATGATGACCTGGAAGGAACCGGAGTATGGGATATTCGACCCGGCAACCGGCCTGCTGGAGTTCATGGATATGTGTAAGAACGCAAAGTGCCTGGTTCTCTGCTATGAAGAGAATGAACCAGGTAAGACAGCGGGAGAGCCTGTATTTGCCAGGTATGGAGTGAGGAGCGGTGTAAATGTATACCTCACATCAAATAGACCGGAGGAAGCAACGGCACTGGCAAACGGAAAGAAGATTGCCCGGCCAGGGGAAAGCAAGCTGAACGCTTTGGAGTGCAGTATGCTACCCAGAGATTATGAAATCACGGAGAAAACCAAAGTACAGTTATGCCAGATAGAAAGAGCAGAGGCTCAGTATTACCGCCAGCTATGGACGCATAACTTTGTTGGTTCTTCCGCTCCTGTCAATATTGCAGTCTTGATTGATGGGAAAATAGCGGGAGTGTTTGGCGTTGATAAGTCGGCACTCACTATGGGAGCGTTCGGTACTCAGGTATCAGATGCTCTTTTTCTTATGTATGGCATGACGGTTCCACACAAGAAGTACCGACTTGGAAGACTGCTGACTATGTTGGCGCAGAATAAGTGCTTTGTCTATAAGATATGCACTGACCTGGAGAAAGAAAAGGTGGGGCATCTGAAAACAGTGCAGATGACAAAGTATCCGGAAGCAAAGGAAATGCGTGGGGTTATGAAATTAACGAAGCGCATACCGGATGCGAAGATGGGATTCCGGCTGACGTATGAATCAGAACTGAAGGACCGGACGGAGAAACAGACACTTGCTGAATGGTTAAGGAGGGAAGAAAAGTGGCAGAAGGAAAGAGCGAAAGCAAAATCAGCTATGAGCAAATAGCCGATATGGGTTCCGGGCTTATCATCGCAAGAGTTCCTGCTGAGTGTATCAGGGAACAGGATATTAACGCCCGGATAATGAAGAATGAAATGCAACGGCAACTCACAGATAACATCAAGAAGCGTGGACAGTTAGAATCACTGCCTTTTTGTGCGCTGACAGAGGAAGGAACCAGAATAGAGATTATCTCCGGGCATCACAGAATCCGGTCTGGAAAAGATGCGGGGATGAAAGAGTTCTTTGTCATTCTGGATGTTAGCGGCCTGAACCGGTCAAAGATTGTGGCGAAGCAGATAGCCCATAATGCAATCTCCGGATTTGATGATCAGTCCACGTTGAAGGAACTGGCAAGAATGCTGGAAGATGTGGACGATATGATTGAAAGCTATGCAGGAAAAGAAATCCTGGCAGAACCGGAGGCGGAACTGGAAAAATATCTATCGCCCACAGTGGAGTTTGACTGGAAGAACATAACCTTCACCTTCCTGCCGCACCAGATATCAGATATGCAGAAACTCATTGATGCGCTGGACGGAACCAAACCGGATGTTCTCGGCGTGGCAGATATAGAACAGCATAAACCCTTCCTGGAAACGCTGACAAGATATCAGCAGTTTGCAAACGTGAAGAATACCGGGGCAGCCATCCACGCCATGATTAAGTGTACCGGAGAAATGCTTGACGGGATAGGATTCACGGAAGATAGCGAATGGGTACAGCTAACAAGCATCTTCGGAAGCAGTGCGGTTCCTGCGGAAGCCGCAGAGATGATCCAGGAGGCAGTGAAGAAGATGGTAGATGATGGAGTGGTTGGACCTAAAAATAAGTGGCAGGCCATTGAATACTTAGCGGCTGAATATTTAGCCGGAAAGTAGGTGTAAAGCATGGCAGCACCGTTGAAATATAACCAGGCATACCACGATGACTGGGCATGGTCCTTGGCTATAAAAGGTGCTGACGATAATGAAATAGCGGAGGCGTTTGGAATATCTGTCAGGACGCTACACCGATGGAAGCAGGACCACGAAAGTTTCCTTCAGGCTCTTATGGCCGGGAAAGACCAGGCGGACGCAAAGGTAGAAAGAAAGCTGTATGAACGTGCTGTAGGATATCGGTATACGGAAAAGGAAAGCATCCTTGAAGTGGACGCTGATGGGAATCGAAAACCTTTGAAAGTGAAGACGGTTGAAAAAGAATGCCCTCCTGACGTATTGGCTCAGATGTACTGGCTCAATAACAGGAAGTCAAGCCACTACAAGCGCAATCCTGAGAATTTCGTTAAGCGGGAAGAGGTAGAAACAGAAGACGATGTTGTATTCTACTTGCCGGATAATGGAAGGGATGGCGGTGACGATGGCTAAAAGGCAGATTGTAATAAAACCGCAGCCCGGCCCGCAGGAAGCGTTCTTAGCCACTCCTGCTGATGTATGTATCTATGGTGGAGCCGCAGGAGGCGGGAAAACTTACGGGTTACTGATGGAAGCCATGCGGCATAAGTCGGACCCGGATTTTGGTGCCGTCATATTCAGGCGGAACTACACTCAGGTTACGGCACAAGGCGGTCTTTGGGATTCCAGCAGAAGCCTATACAGATATATTCGTGGTGCTATGTCAAGAAAGACCCCGAAATTGCACTGGGAGTTTCCGAGCGGGGCGAAAGTGAACTTTGCACATCTCGGAAGTGACGATGACTGTGAAAGCTGGCAGGGTTCTCAGATTGCCATGATTGGCTTTGACGAATTGACACACTTCAGCAGATACCAATTCTTCTACATGCTGTCTCGAAACCGTACAGATTCAGACGTAAAGCCTTATATCAGGGCAACATGCAATCCGGATGCAGATAGTTGGGTTGCCGAGTTTATATCCTGGTGGATAGACCAGGATACAGGGTATCCGATACCGGAGCGAAGTGGGAAGATACGTTACATGGTCCGTATCAACGATGAATTGATATGGGGAGACACAAAGCAGGAAGTCATCGAAAAGGGCGCAGACGAAGAGGAAATCAAGAGTGTTACATTCATTGCCAGTACCCTTCAGGATAATCAAATTCTGATGAAGCGTGACCCTGGATATCTGGCAAACTTGAAAGCATTGCCATTGGTGGAGAGAGAACGGCTTTTGTATGGGAACTGGAAAATAAAACCGGCGGCGGGCTTATTCTTCAAGCGGAGCCAGGTAGGAGCGTTCCTGGAAGCTGTGCCAGACGATGTTATTTCTTGGGCGAGAGGCTGGGATTTGGCAGCCACAAGCGAAGATGAAGACGGTGATCCGGCATACACGGCAGGCGTACTCATTGGGAAACGCAGGAATGGCAGATACGTTGTGGCAAATGTTACGAATGTTCGATTGGATGCAGATGACGTTCGTAAGCATATCAAGAGCACCTGCACGATGGATAAACAGAAATACAAGCGGGTTGTTGAAAGACTGCCGCAGGACCCAGGGCAAGCCGGAAAAGACCAGGCAAAGAGTTACATCAAAATGCTTGCTGGTTTTGTTGTCAAGGCAATACCGGAGACTGGAAGCAAAGAAACCAGAGCAGAGCCATTTGCAGCACAATGGCAGGCTGGGAACGTGGACTTGGTAATGGGAGAGTGGAATGAGATGTATCTGACACAGTTAGAATCATTCCCTGAAAGTAAGTTCAAGGATATGGTGGATGCAAGTTCTTCCGCATTTGCAGAAATCGAAAGCAGAAATGCGGCTACTCCGCCACCTGGAGGACTGAACAAAGAAAGTTATTGGAGGAGGTGATAGACAATGGCACGAACAGATGAAATTGGTCGGATAGGGCAGAAACGATACGGCGGAACTTTCTACGAGGAGTTCCTGAGAGAGTTGCGGGGAAAGAAGGGCATAGAAACATACCGGGAGATGGCTGAGAACGATGATACTATCGGAGCCATCCTTTTTGCTGTTGAAATGCTTATCAGGCAAGCCTCATGGACTGTAGAGCCTGGCGGTGATACCGCAAAGGACAAAGAAGCTGCTCAATTCGTGGAAGAGTGCATGAATGATATGCAGGATACCTGGACGGATACCATTTCTGAAATCTTGTCGTTTTTGACATACGGATGGAGTTTCCATGAAATTGTCTACAAGCGGAGGATGGGGAAGACCAGCAATCCGAAGACACGAAGCAAGTACAATGATGGTCTGATAGGATGGAGGAAATTGCCTATCAGAGCACAGGAAACTCTCTACCAGTGGGAGTATGACAATGAAGATAACCTGGTGGCTATGACACAGTTGCCGCCGCCAGATTACGGGCTGATTACGATACCAGTTGAAAAAGCCATGTTGTTCCGGACGAAAAGCAGGAAGGGGAACCCGGAGGGGCGAAGTATTCTCAGGAACGCATATCGTTCCTGGTATTTCAAACGCCGCATACAGGAGTATGAGGGAATTGGCATAGAGAGAGACTTGGCAGGACTGCCGGTATTCACGGCACCGGAAGACCTGAACATATGGGATGACAATGATCCGGATATGGTAAAACTCAGAAGCGGGATGGAAGCCATGGTGAAAAGCGTCCGGGTAGATGAACTTGCCGGAATCGTAAAACCAGCCGGGTACGAATTTGAATTACTCAGTTCCGGAGGTACGAAGCAGTTTGATACCAATGCAATTATCCAGAGGTACGATACCGGGATGGCGATGACGGTCCTGGCTGATTTTATTTTCCTTGGACACCAGCAGGTAGGCAGCTTCGCTCTCAGTTCTGATAAGACGGAATTATTTGCCATGGCGATAGGGGCTTATCTGGACATCATATGCGAAACGTTCAACAGCCAGGGAATCCCTCAGTTGATTGATATTAACGGCAGTCACTTTGATGGAATTACCGATTACCCAACGCTGGAACATGGTGATATCGAAAACGCCGATATTGTTAAAATAGCAACCTACATCAAGGATATGACGGGAGTTGGCGTACTGGTTCCTGATGATGGGCTGGAAGATTACGTGAGAGAAGTGGCAGACCTTCCGGAACGGTCGGGAGATACGAGAGTTATTTCCAACGAGAGACAGGCGCAGCAGAATCAGAGTGAGCCGCCGGAGCCGGAGGTAACGCCTGGAAATCCGGATGAAAGTGAGCCGAAAGAGATACCGGATGAAAAAGTCCAGGCCGCAAAGAAACGGCTGGGAAGGAGCGGTTAAGATGTTCCTTTTCAAGCAAAAGAAGGGTAAGAAGAAACTCAGGACGCAGGCCAGCATAGAAATCCTGGACCGGCTTAATGGATATCTGGATGAAAACACGGCTGAACCGGTTGAGTTCCTTGTTGGATTCTGGAAAGACCAGGAGGATGCTTTTACCTACAAAGAAATCCGTCAGGCTATATTGGACGGTGTGTTGTCAGAGGAAACGATACGGCTGTGGATGCAGGATTATTCCATCATGGTATCTGAGAGAATGTATCCGGTATGGCAGAATGCAATGGCGGCAGGCTCCATAGGGCAGCCTATCATGGATGCCTTTGCTGCTGATTTTGCTTTTGACCTGAATACGCCATCTGTTCTGTCATGGATAAATAAGAGAGGGGCTGAATTTGTTACTTCCGTGACAGACGAACAGAAACGGGCGATAAAGTCAATGCTGACACAGCATGTAAACGGAACCTACACGGTAGATGAACTGTCAAGAGTTATCCGTCCATGCGTAGGGCTTACTGAATCTCAGGCAAAGGCTAATCTCCGGTATTACAATTCAGTGAAGACTAAGCTGAAAGAACAGCATCCGAAGATGAAACCGGAGAGTGTCAGGAATAAGGCCAGGGATGCGGCAATCAAATATGCGGAGAGACAGCACAGGCAGCGGGCCTTTGACATTGCTCAGACAGAAATGGCGTTTGCTTACAACAGAGGTGCTGACGAAGGTATCAGGCAGGCACAAGGACAGAATTTTCTCGGAGTGATGGAAAAAAGGTGGAGCACTTCTGGAGATGGGAATGTGTGTGATATGTGCCGTGGACTGGACGGTATGCAGATTCCGATGGATGATGAATTTGATTTTAAAGGAAAAATCCTGTTTGCCGGTCAAAAGAGAACACCGCCTGCACATCCCAGATGCGCTTGCGCTGTACAGTACATAGAAGTATCTCCACCAGTATTCAAAGAAGGGAGTGGTTAAAATGGTTGTATTCGGGGAAATGGTGCATACCCCAACAAATCCTAAGACAACTGATTCAAATGCAACCAGAGGGAAACCAGAGAGTACCAGAAGCGTTCTGAAAGGACGTTTTAAGATTCATAAGTCGGATGATGATGAAATGCTTGCCTTTGGTTGGGCCAATGTAGCAATCACATCAGATGGAGAACAGGTCACTGATTTGCAGGAAGATATTGTGGACCCGGATGTTCTGGAACATGCAGCCTATAATTTTGTGGAGTTCTACCGGGAAGGTGGAGAGATGCACGAGAGAGGAGGCTGCGCTGTCTTAGTTGAAAGCATCATGTTTACAAAAGAAAAGATGGCGGTCATGGGTATTCCGGAAGGAACCTTGCCTGAAGCATGGTGGATAGGATTCAGAGTGACGGACCCTGATGTATGGGATAAAGTTAAGTCGGGAGAGTACCCGATGTTTTCTATAGAGGGAGAAGCTGTCCGAGAGGAGGTTACCGATGGTTAAAATGAATGAAATTATTCCGAGAGTAGTTATCAAAGAAACGATAAATGGTACAGAAATTAGCATAAATGGGAAAGTGGTTGAAGGCGTGCAAAAATATAGTGTTGAGCATGAAGGAGGTAAACTTCCTGTTCTTCATTTGTATCTTATAGCCGCCAATATGGAACTGAATGAAAAAATGATTCCAGCACTTCCGGAAGTTTTCAAGGATTTTTACGAACCAGTCCATAAGGATAATTCAGAGAGCACCCAGTAGGGTGCTTTTTGCATTATAAAAACCCAAAAGAAAGGAGGAAACGGAAAAGTGGCTACAAAGCTAAAGGATTTAAAGATTACAAAGGTTGACTTTGTAGATACCGGTGCAAACCCCAAAGCAAATGTCTTGCTGTACAAAAACAAAGACGGAATCCCAGGAGGGAGTGCCGCAGGAGTACAGGGAGAAAAAGTTGCGGAGGGAGCAGAGGAACCTAAACAAGAAAGCATCCTGAAGAGGTTTTTTTCTGCTATCGGAAAAGCAGTCGGCATGAAACCGGAGGAAATAGATACAGCCGTAGAAGAGATTGAAAAGAGCGGCGCACAGACATTCGGAGAGCAGTTGAAGGAGCGGAACAGGCGGAAAATCAATGATGAAATATGGGATATCTGCTATGCCTTGCAGAGTTCGCTATGTTCCATCATGTGTGACGAAGAGGTTGACAACGCTCAGGAATTGATGCAGTCCAGCTTAGAGCAGTTCAGCGCAACAGTTACGGCAGCTATTCCACAGTGGATTTCAGGAAACGGAGCCAACGTAATCAAAAAATCGGCTGAACCGGTAACAGAGGAGGTATTGAATTTCATGAAGTTCTCGAAGGAACGCTTGGAAGGAATGATTGCTGATGCTGAAACCGGAGAACCGGTAAAGAAAAATGCTGATAACGGCGTAACAGAAAATGTGGAGTTGAAAGGAGAAGAAACCATGATTGACAAGAGTTTACTCACACCGGCAGAGAGAGCTTTTTTTGAGGATATCGAAAAGAGATGCAGTGTTGACCCTGCCGCAGTTGACAAAGCCGACCCTAAAGGAAAGAAAGCGGGTGAAGGCGAAGGGGAAGAGGAGGATGTTGCTAAGAAGGGCGATAATAAGCCGACTGTAAATAAAGTGGCTCCTGCAACAGAAGATATCTATGCTGGCCTGCATCCGCTGGTCGCTGCTGAATTGCAGCGGTTACAGAAACGTGCAGACGAAGCAGATGAAAAAGAACTGGCAGAGATTGCTAAAAAGTACGAAATCATCGGCAAGAAGCCGGAGGAACTGGTTCCTGTCCTGAAAAGCCTGAAAAACGCAGGCGGCAGTGCGTATACGGATATGATCGGTATTCTGGATGCTTCTGTTGAGGCAGTGAGCAAATCCAGCATGTTCGCAGAAATCGGTAAGAGCGGCGGATATGGAGGTTCTGAACCGGATGCATGGTCCAAGATTGAGAAAAAGGCCGATGAAATCCAGGTTGCAAACCCTGACATGAACCGCCAGGCAGCTATTGACAAAGCCTGCCAGCAGAACCCGCAGTTAGTCCATGAGTACGAAAGTGGAAGATAGGAGGTAAACGAGATGGCAACATATTTAGGAACGACAATCAATGAAAGCCCCACAATCAACCTGGAAGCGGGGGAAGATATCCAGGAAGCACAGGGGAAAGCGGTAATCATTTCCGGAGGTTTGGCTATAACGGCAACGGCAGGAGCCAATGCCATCGGTATTATCCCTCTTTCGGAGGATGAAGAAATCAAGAAAGGCTCCGATGTTACCGTACAGGTGAAAGACATCGGAGCATGGGTAGCCGGAGCGAAAATCGTGATCGGTGATGAATTGACTTCTGATGCTGACGGATTTGCGGTGAAGGCAGCAGCAGGCAACTTCATCACAGCGGTTGCTCTCACCGCCGCAGCGGAAGCCGGAACCATTATCAGAGTACAGCTTATCAAGGCTGGATATAAAGCATAGGAGGTAAGAAGACATGGGAAACAGACAGGTAACAACGAATGGGGGTATTCAGGCAAGAATCCTGAAAGGGTGGAAGCCGAACAGATATCTCAGCAATATGAGCATGGCGTATTTTGCAAACCCGGCGGATTGGGTGGCAACGAGAATCTTTCCAATCTGCCCGGTTGCACTGACTACGAGTTTCTATTACACATTCCTGAAGGGTGACCTGGCAAGGGATAATGTTCAGAGAAAGCCTGCATATGGCAAAGTCAATCCGGCGGTAATGGGGCATACCGATAACACCTACAAGTGCGAGGTAGACCAGATTATTACCGGAATCGACCAGATTGGTACTCTTGACTACCAGAGAAGCAATTCTCCGGCATCCATTGACCCACGCCGGTCAAAAGTAAGATTTGTCTCCGAACAGATGAATCTCCACCTGGACGTACAGTTTGCAAAGCACTACTTCAGGGAAGGCGTGTGGGAGAATGAGCTGGAAGGAATTGCATCCGGAACTCCGGGCGCAAGCCAGTTCCTTAAATTCAGCGATGCGAACTTTGACCCGGTACATTTCTTCAACGCCCGCCGCCGGGAAATTAAACTGAGTGGGCGCAGGGAGCCGAATAAGCTGGCACTCGGATACGATGCATACATTGCACTGACTGAGCATCCGGATATCCTGGAGCGTGTGAAATACACCGGCTCCACAGCGAACCCGGCAGTAGTAACTAAGCAGGTATTGGCTCAGATTTTGCAGATTGAGGAGATTGCGGTCCTGGAAAGCACCTACAATATTGCGGAGCCTGGACAGCCGGACGATATGCAGTTTATCTGTGACAGCACAGGTGCGCTTCTTTGCTATGCAACACCGACACCGGCCATTGATGAACCGTCTGCCGGATATACTTTCACCTGGGATATGCTCGGTAATGGTAACTGGATGGCAACGGATCAGTTTGAAGGAGAAGGCGGAACCCATACAGAGTTTATCGAGGGTCTTATGTCTACAGATATGAGAAAGACTGCCGATGACCTGGCCTGCTACATGAAGAATTGTGTATAGGAGGAACCTTATGAGTGAATTTGTTTGCAAAAAGCCTATCACACTGTCAGGAAGAAGTTTCTCCTATGGGGAGGTTATTCCGGATGGATATGTTCTGCCGGGGAGAGCATTGACGCTGATTCACAGTAATTATATTGCGGAGGTAGAAAGCGGTGTGCTTCAGGCAGAAGAGGCAGTAACCCCTATTCGCCCATTTCAGAGCGAAACAGGGGAAACCCTCATTACAATACCGATTAGTACCGAAAACGGCATCCTGGAGGTAATCACGAGTTCTCAGACTGTAACCACAGTATTCTCTATCATGCAGAAAACAGTGGAGGAAGCTGAAAAGGATATCGCCGGACTGGAAGACGAAAATGCGCTGATTCTTCTGAATGCTGCCGATTCCCGAAAAGGAATCCAGAAAGCGGCGGAGGAACGTGCTACTCAGTTGAATAAAGGACCGGAACCACCGGAAGACAATGCAGATAACGGGGAGGTTCAGGAAAAGGGTGGTGCCTGATGGAAAAGAGGTACACATACGAACCAGAAAAAATCAGGGAGTGCGGCAAAGACCGCATGAGGTTTGAACTGGGCGATACGATGGTTGAGGGCGGAGCGGAAACCTCCGCCCTTAGTGATGCAGAAATAAAAGCCGTGTTGGAGATGTTTCCTGGGAAGTGGAAGAGAGCAAAGCTGGCACTGCTGGAAAGCATTTGCCGGAGATTCGCATATGAGCCGGATACGAAAACAGGCCCGTTGTCTTTCTCATTTGCTGAACGTGCGAAAATATGGAAAGAGGACTACGAGAAGTTGAAGAAAGAAGTTCAGAACAGTTCCGCTACAATTCCTCAATACGGTGCCGGTCCTGATGGCAGGAAACGCCCGCCATATTTCTATGCTGGAATGATGGAAAACGGGGAGGCGAAATCGGAATGAGAACATTCATGTATCTGAGGCCGGGGAATCTGTATAAGGATTTCATTGTGGAGGAAAATATCGCTGGCGTGAATGCGTCAGGAAGACCAAAGACATCATATGTGGGAGACGGAACAAAGATGGTAAGAGGAGTACTTGCTGAAGCTGACAATAAGCAGAAGATGCGATGGGAACAGTTACAGCATCCTATTTCTCACACTATTGTCCAGAGCGGAAGACCCAATGCAAAAGCGGAGGATAAGCTGATTCTGGGAGAACGGATATTTCTTGTCCAGGGTGTCGATGAAGCCGGAAGCCTGGGAATCTGCACCATCTATTATGTGGAAGAAAGGATGGATGTGAAATGAGCAGTATAGGCCAAGCGGGAGCAGCACTGAGAATTGCGGTAGACCGGGTGGTAGAAAATGTCGGAAGACAGGCGGTATCCAGGGGAACCAGGGCTGTTAATGCCATCCGGAATGCAGAATTAGATGTGCTGAAAGGCTCCAGGAGTGGGCGTGTCTACAAGAAACCGTACAGCAGTGCAACTTATACGGCTTCAGCGCCCGGAGAGCCACCGGCAAGAAGAAGTGGAGCATTGAGGCTGAATTGGCATGGTGAGGTGCAAGGAGGAAGTGTGGGAAGCGGCGGTGTACAAATAACTGCTGTGCTTGAAAGCGAACAGCATTACGCTGGGTATCTGGAAAATGGTACGTCCAAAATGGCACCACGTCCATACAAAGACAAAATAACCGAAAAAGCCACGCCTGAAATCGTGGCAATCTACAACGAACCATACAGTTAGGAGGTGCGGAGATGGCGTTGATAGTAGATTCGATAACTAAAGTGTTTGATACCGCACAGATAAAAAAAGGCTATCTCATGTACGCAAAGCATCGTTCCTGGCCGGATGGACGGGGCGGGTTCGTAACAGCAGTCACAGATAAACAGATCACGGTGCAATATCACCCAGGGATTGCTAACGTGACGAATCATTTCTTCCTTCCGGCTGATGAAGTTGCCGCAGGGGAATGGGAAGTACGCTGGTCTGCTGACATGATTGAAGTCCATGAATATAGATCAGGAGGCGGTGTTGGAGATGACGTTGGAGGAGTTAGTTCATAGTTGGTTCACGAACCATGAGGGAGTAGCGGGAAGACTGGCAAGATATGACGGGAAACCGGCTATTTTCTACCAGACAGCACCGGCAGATAATCAGCGTGGTTGGACGTGCCAGTACCCACGGATTGTATATGCAATAGATATGCAGGCTAATCAGGAAAGAAAGAGCGCAGGAACTATGGAAATAAGCCTGCTATGCGATGAAGCGGGCATACCGCCGGAAGAAATTGAGCCTGCAATAAAGGAGTGCCTGAAGGACTTAATCATAAATCCGGATAACGGTTCACCGTATTGTTTTGCGTGGTCCAGAACAGACGGCTTTGAAATACCTTCCAGGGAAAGCGGCACGGATACAAGAATCATCGGAATGGAAATCAGGTTCGATATCTTAGAATACACATGCCAGGAAACAACGGACCCAGACCCCGTGGTTGCTTTGAATCAGTATATAAAGAGGATAATGCCAGAAGCCTTTGTTTTGGGGCAAGACAATATGGATTCCTTCAGAGTAGCAGATGCGAAAGCACCGGTTTTTTACTGCCGATTAGATACCGTGGAAAAGGGTAGAGAAACAAATACCGTGGCGTGGATGGACGGCAGAATTGCAGTCCACGTTCTGTGCTCTGCCGCAGACCTGAGATTGAAATGGGTAATGGCATTGGCTAACGGCCTGTCACTGGCCGGTGAGATTGCAATGCTGGATAAATCGCCTATGAGAATTAAGCGATTGCAGGTAAATAATAAAGCTGACTATCTGAAGGACGGTCAGCTTATCGTAACAGTTCAATACGGTCTGCTCAGATACAAGAACAGACCGCACATGATTGTAGAAGTTGGAACGGACTTCAGATAGGAGGATTCCATGGAAAAGAAGACTGCCGACACAAAAGCGGCGGAAAAGAAAACGTCTACGGAATCTGTTTACGATGTGAATGAATTGGCAAAATACGCAGAAAAGGTATTCGGACCAGAGGTACGGAGCGAGTGCGTTGTTGCTGCCTTTAAGTTTGCAGGAAAGACAGAAGCTACAAGACCGGAGGCGAAAAAGATTGTAGAAAGTTTTATGAAGAAGGAGGTCAAGTGAAATGGCGGGAACGTACATGATTGGCGAGACAAAAGTAAGACCCGGAACATACTTCAATATCCAGAAAAAAGGAGATGGAGCGGCTGCCGGGGCAACGAACGGCATTACCGGCGTACTCTTCAAGTCGGACTGGGGGCCGCTGAACGAAGCGGTTGAAGTGAGTATTGATGACGGTTACGAGAAAACCTATGGCACCGATGGAACAACGGATGCTATTGGTCTGGCGTTTGAAGGCGGAGCAGTTACGGCTATATGCTGCCGTGTAGGGAACGGAGGAACCCAGGGGAATGTAAAACTGAAGCTGGAAGGTGGAAGCGTTGATGCGGTTTCCATTACCACGAAATATGTAGGCTCGAAGGCATTTACCGTATCCATCAAGGATAAATTATCTGACGATAGTATGCGGGAATGTATCATCTATGCCGGAACAAAGGAATTTGAAAAGGTCGCTTTTGCGAAAGGCGGTGATGAAGTCACTGCTCTGGTGGAAGCGTTCGCTGGTTCTACGAACTTCAAGGTTGCAAAAGTCGGCAGCGCAACAGGGGAACTGGCGGCAGTTACCCAGACTGCAATGACAGTCGGAACAGACCCGACAACAACGATTCAGGACTACAGCAACGGATTCAACGCCATTGAACCGTACTACATGAACACGGTTTGCGTTGATACGGACGATCAGGCTGTACATGGACTTCTGGATTCCTTCCTGGACCGCATCTTTAACATGGGCCAGTTGACAATCGGTGTAGTTGCCGAGAAGAAATCAGTTGCCTTGGAGGACAGGATGGCACATGCGGCAGCATTCAACAGCGAGAAGATTGTGTATGTTCTCAATTCTTCTGCCACAGGAACCACTTACGGGGAGATTGAAGGATACCAGACGGCGGCTAAAATTGCAGGCATGATTGCAGGCTGTCCTTCCAATACATCCCTTACTCATACAGTTCTGGATAAAGTAACTCAGTTGAATGACGTGCTTACACCTACCCAGATGACAAAAGCGGAACAGTCCGGTTGCCTGGTTCTCAGCCTGAACAAGAGCAAGCAGGTGTGGATAGACAGTGCTATCAATACGCTGATAACCCCTGATGATAACCAGGATGACGGCTGGAAGAAAATCCGAAGGACAAAAACCAGATATGAAATGATTACAAGAATGAACGACCAGGCGGATTCTCTTGTCGGAAAGGTAGACAATGATGCGAATGGTCGTTCTACTATTATCAGCCAGCTTCAGGGAATCGGTGACACGATGGTTGAAGAGGGGAAACTGGTATCCTGTACGGTAACAGAAAGCACAGTATACAAAGCTGATGGAGACAGTGCTTGGTTTGTGATTGACTGCGTGGATAAAGATTCCGCAGAACATCTCTACCTGACGTACTTCTTTAGATTCAGCACACAGGAATAAAGGAGGAATGAGTTATGCCTATTAACGCAAGGGCAGCCGGTGATTCCCGGCACGCAAGAACAGGTAAGGACGGAGCGTTTTACAACAAAGACGGCGTAATGTTGGCAAGCGTGGAGACGTTCACATCAAACGTGACTTTCAACAATGCAAAGTACAATGTGCTCGGTGATCCGCAGGAGCATGAGACATCCGCTTCCTTTTCAGTCAGTCTCACGATGACGCAGGTTGTTGTAGAGGATGATGCTTTTATCATCGAACTGGTGGAAGCAATGGAAACGGGAATCATGCCGGTATGGGATTTCCAGGGAACTCTCAAAGGACTGAATGGCTCTGAGGAGAGAATGGTATACAGAGATTGCCTGCCGTCCGGACAGGTGGATTTACAGAATATCGCAGTTGGCGATGTTATCAAGAGGGCATGGAACTTCTTTGTAAACAGACCGCCGAAATTACAGAATTTGTTGTCAATCGGTTAATTCAGAAGGGCATCATATCGGAGATGGTGTGGTGCCCTCATATTTTAGTTTAGGAGGAAATCAGAATGGATAAGAAAGAAATGGCAGTAGCACAGGCAGAAGAAAAAACACCGGTAGAGGAAAGAGAGTTTACAGAGGAGCAGAATAAGGCACAGACCAGAATGTTTGAAAATGACTTCATCAATGGACTGATTGCGGCGGCTGGATTCCGGACAGATGAAGTAAAGCATCTGGAAATCAGGCGTGGAGGCGTTCTGTATTTTGCATTCGATATCCGTGCTCTTGGCGAGGACGAATACAACAGATGTAAAACCAAGCACACAAAGTACGTGCGTAACAAGCAGCTTGGCATTAAACTTCCGGAAGATACGAATACGGTTAAGTACAGATGTGCCATTATCTATCAGGCTACTGTAGAAGAAGACCGTGCGAAACTCTGGGATAACAAGAAAATCTGGGATGCACTGAATGATAAAGGCTGCCAGATTATGAATGGGCTGGATGTTATCGAATACGCCCTGAAGAGTGGAGAAAAGGAAAGGGTAATCGAAGAGATTGATAAACTCAGCGGTTATGACAGCAGCGACAATCTGGAGGAAGTGGCAAAAAACTGATAAAGGCCGGAGGAAAGGCCACGCTACTCCATCACATATTCCAGAAAACAGGAATGACAATAGATGAATTTTACGAGAAGCCCCCTGGTGTGAGGGCTTTTTTGCTTGCGTCAATGCAAATAACGCTTGAATCCTACAAGGAAGGAGGGGAAGTAGATGGCTGAAACTGTGAGAATTGAAATACCGATTGAAGTTACGGATAATACAGACCCGGAACTGTCGAACATCGCCAATTCGTTTGAGCAGGTCGATAGTGCGGCGAGACAGGCGCAGAACTCTGTAAACAGAGCCAGCAGAACCGTATCACAATTCGATAGATCAGCGGAGAGGACACAAAAAAGTCTTTCAAGCTGGATGAAGCAGAAATACCAGTTGTTGTTAGAAGCTAAAGACAAGGTTTCTCCCATTGTGGATAAGCTGAAATCCGGACTGAAGACTATCGGGAACAAGACCTGGAATATCACGATGAAAGCGGTAGACCTGGTTACATCTCCAGTCAGAGGAATTATCAATCTGCTAAAGAATCCCGTCTTCCAAGTAGGAGCGGTACTCGGAGTGAGCATAGGGCTAAAGGATACAATAGATACCTTTGCTAACTTCGAGGCCGCAATGAGCCAGGTGAAAGCTATAAGTGGCGCTACAGGGGAAGATTTTGACAAGCTGACTGAAAAGGCTAAGTACATGGGTGCTACCACAAAGTTTACGGCCACGGAAGCGGCAGAAGGATTTAACTACATGGCGATGGCTGGGTGGAAGACCCAGGATATGCTTGACGGTATTGAGGGAATTATGTCTTTGGCGGCGGCATCCGGGGAAAGTCTGGGAACCACCAGTGATATTGTTACAGATGCTTTGACAGCCTTTGGGCTGAAGGCTTCGGACTCCGGGCATTTTGCTGATGTTCTGGCGCAGGCATCCGCAAATGCCAATACCAATGTTGGTATGCTCGGAGAGAGTTTTAAATATATCGCTCCGGTAGCGGGGGCTATGGGATACAAAATCGAAGATATTTCCCTGGCACTTGGATTGATGGCAAATTCCAGCGTAAAGGGTACTATGGCCGGTACTGCATTAAAAACCGCACTTGCAAACATGGCAGCCCCTACAGACAAGATGGCGGCGGCGATGGATCAATACGGAATAAGTCTCACTGACGGAAAAGGAAACATGAAGTCCTTCAGGGGCGTGATGGATAATCTGAGAACCAGCTTGGGAGGATTGTCAGAAGCAGAACAGACCGCAGCGGCATCCACTATTTTCGGTAAAGAAGCGATGGCGGGTATGCTTTCCATCATCAACGCATCGGAAGAGGACTACAACAAATTAGCTGATGCAGTGAACAATGCAGACGGGGCATCCCAAAAGATGGCAGACACCATGCTTGATAACTTGCAGGGTGCTTTTACATTATTACAGAGTGCTGCTGATGGCGTTAAACTGTCACTGGGAGAACGTCTCAAACCGTACCTGATGGATTTGGCTACCTGGTTGACGGAGCAAATGCCTAATATTGAGGCTGGACTTATGCACTTCATGGACTATGTGGACGAAAAGGTTGATTCCTTCAAAAAGAAAATTGCAGAATTTACAGCTACAGATGAATGGAAAAATGCAGACTTCATGGGTAAGGTTAAAATTGCCTGGGATGAAATCATAGCACAGCCATTCGGAGAGTGGTGGGATAACAAAGGCCATTCATTCTTTGTCGGAAAAGCCGGCTCTATAGGTAGAGGGATAGGAACTGCAATCTCCACTGGCCTTCTGGCATTGCTTGGAGTGGATGTATCCGGTGCGATAGATGAAGGGGCCAGTGTTGGCTCCGCTTTTGCGAAAGGACTGATTGACGGTTTTGACGTTGGAGCATTGAAAGATAAAATATGGTCTGCTATCCAGGGAATATTCTCCAATGCAGGAAAAATTCTTCCAGGAGGAGAAGAAGCAGATTTGTCATCGTGGATATCAGCGGCGATGATTGCTAAAGTTGGACTTCCACTGTTGAGTATGGGAACAAAAGGTATTAGCCTTGGAAGAAGTATTTTTGGGAGCCAGACAGTTTCCACAGATGGAGGAGGAACCACGGTGGTTCCTGGAATCGGAAGAAGAATGATAGGAAGTGCCGGAGCCGGAACGGGTATTCTCGGTTTTGGTGCAAACACGGCAATTAGTTTGGGCGCAGGAAACCTGGCTGGCGGAGCATCACTTTCCGCCGGAGCGTTATCTGCTCTCGGTCTTGGTGCTGTAGCTGGCGGAGCGGTCGGAGGTGCCACGTTAATAAGCGGAGGTGCTGACCTGTACAAAGGATTTACTTCCAAAGACAAGGAAGAAGCGGCGGCGTATAAAGAATCTGGAGCGTGGAAAGTCGGAGGCGTTGCGGCTGGTGCGGCGGCAGGCGCAGCTATTGGAAGCGTTGTACCTGTTCTCGGAACGGCAGTAGGCGCTTTGATAGGTGCAGGTGTTGGAGGTATAGCAGGATGGATCAAGGGTGACAGCGCAAAGAAAGAGTATGAGGAAAACCTGAAAGCGGCACAGGAGGAAGCTGAAGCATTGGCACTGGCTGAAGAACAGGCAAAGTACGAATCACAGGATTTGAAGGATGCTCTGGCTGATAGCAGTATGACGGCGGAAGAGTTCGGTCAGAAATTCCAGAAAGCCGTAGGTGAAAACCTGAAGAACCATTTCGGAGATGTTAAGCTGTCAATGCAGGAGATTCAGGATATTGCCAGAAAGATGACCTTCGGTGAAAACATTGAAGGTGTTACCAAATTCTCTGACGCTTCGGAATCAGCAAAGCAGGCATACAGCAACATGGAAACTGCTATATCCAATATGGATAAGTTGAACTGGAAGGCAAGCCTGGGAATGAAGTTTGACGATACGGAGATACAGGAGTATGTGACCGGGATAGATGCACTAATCCAGAGCGCAACGGATTATGTAGAGAGTAAACACTATGAAGCAAAGACGGCAATAGACCTTTTAGTGGAACCAAACACAGACATTGATATGACAACGGGAATGAACGCTGCATATGCCAGTCTGCAAGAGCAGATAAATTCACTCGGAAACGAGCTGACGGCAAAGGTCAATGTAGCCCTGGAAGATGGTGTTATCACGCTGGACGAACAGGCTGAGATTACAAACCTTCAGAACCAGATAGCAGAAATTACTCAGAAAGTATCGGATATCCAGACCGAAGCGGAGTTTAAGGCACTGAAGATTAAGTACAGCGGAGCAAATCTGGATGCTGATTCCTTTGCGGAATTGCAGGCGGAATTGCAGGAGCAGGTGGAGAGTGCTACACAGTCATATGATGAAGCACTGAAAGTTGGAATTGCAAGCCTGGAATTGCAGTTAAGTGAGGGTGCTATAGACCAAAGCCAATATGATGAACAGCTTCAAGCCCTTGCGGACGGATACGAAGCAAAAATATCTGATATGCAGGTCACGGTAGAAAACTTCCAGTTGGAATCTATTGCTGAAGCATATGCAACAGAACTGGATGGAATCCTTCCGGATATTGAGGGAACAACAGCAGAGAAACTTAAAACAGCACTGCATAATGCTATGGCAAGCGGTGTGGACGTAACAACATGGGATACGGCAACGGCTTCACAGTGGTTAGGATTGGATAGTCTTAGCATGGAGGCGCAGACGGCAATTACAGAAATGATGAGCGGAGTTGCAGAAACCATTCCGAAGAGTATGCAGGAGCAGATAACATCTGCCTTCAGCAGTATAGATATGAGCGGAGCATATTCCGGTATTGATTTTGTAGGGCCGTTTTCCAATGAGTTTTATGAACAGATGGCAGCAGTAGAATTAACCGGCGCAACAGACCCGCTTATGTCATCCATTCAGACCGGATTGCTTACTGGTTTGACTGCCCTGGACTATTCTGGCATCGGCACTGGTGTTGGAAGCGGAGTTGGAGGAGCAATCCAGAATACGGATATGGGGCCAATCAACTCAGCTATCGGAACTCTAAAGGGGAATACCGGAACTGCAATAGATTCCGCTTTTGCCCCTGGTTTTAATACAACCACGCCGGTTACTATCACGGCGAATTATAAGTTGGCGAATCCATCGGCAACAATCAGCTTCTCCGGAGGAGGTTCCGGAACAGCAACGGTAAATGCCAGCATAGCATCAAACGCAAACGGCGATATTGTAGACGGCCCGATTCTTTCATGGGTAGGAGAGGACGGTCCGGAAGCGATTATCCCTCTAGGAAGCAAGAGGAGAAACAGAGGACTTAGCCTGTGGGAAAAAGCCGGGGAGCTGCTTGGCGTAAAGAAGTATGCTGAAGGAGGTGTGGTTGGAAATCCAAGATATAGCCCAAATCCGCTCCAAAACAATGAGGACTTAAACTATATCAACGAAACACTTTCAAAGGCACCACGGGGCAATAATGAGTTATCAGAGGGTGATATTGAAGACATACCTCAGAACGAACCGGTTTCCGTATTAGCCAGGGAAGATAAGGAAGAAAGAAGCACTGAAGTTAATGTAACAGTGCAAGTCAACCCGACATTCCAGGTAAACGGAAGCAGCGGGAAGGAAGAGGATATTATCAGGATCATTAAAGCCAACATGAAAGAGTTGGCAGATGAAATAGGTGGAGAATTGGCAGAGAGACTAGAGATGGTGTTCTCAAATATGCCGGTAAGGGAGGCGTAAGGCATGGATATATATTTGAGCGAAGTTGCGAATAAAAGTTCTGACTTTACGTTTCCGGCTCTGCCGGAGAAAATTAAGACGAAGTTCGGAACCAGATATCAGACCTATGAAATTATTGGGAAGGGAACTGTAAAAATACCGAAAGGTCTGGAAGCTGATACGATTTCCTGGGATGGAATCTTTTACGGAAAATCCAAAAGAAGAGAAGTCATGATTCGTGAGTGGACAGCACCATCGCAGTGCATAAACACATTGCGGAGATGGATGAAAAACGGAACGGTACTCCGGCTTCTGGTGACAGGCACAACCATAAACTATGATGTTACGATCAGTGAATTTGAACCGGATGAAGTCGGAGCCTATGGGAACATAGAGTATTCAATCTCCTTTGTTATCAACAAAGAACTGAAGGTATACACCACATCAGAATTGAAGATTGCTGCCTTTGTAAAGAAAACGGTTCCCAGACCGACACCGGCACCTTCATCGAGCCGGTCCTATACAGTTGTAAGCGGAGATAACCTGTGGGCGATTGCCAGAAAGTTTTATGGAGGAAGTGGCTCTGACTGGAAAAAGATTTACGATGCTAACCAGACAGTCATAGAATCTACGGCAAGAAAATACGGGAAAGCGAACAGTAATAATGGATGGTGGATATATCCGGGAACCGTATTCACTATTCCGTAGGAGGTGCAAGATGATTGATGTATCAAAAATTAAGTACCGCCTTACGATTATGACCGAAAATAAAAAGCAATATAACATCAAAGATTTTGTAGAAAACCTGGGGTGGGAGGAGAATGACGGTGAATTAGCTGTCAGAATTTCCTTCACAGCCAAGAATGAAAAAACAAGTGCCGGCCTCATATCATCTCTGGCAAAACCGGGATGTTTGGTCGGTATTTTCGCTGAACACGGCTCTACCAATGAGGAAGTTGCAAGAGGATATATCACTGAATGGAAACCAACAGTATCCGGAAGCAAGGATAAGTTCGATGTTGTGTGCTATGACGAACTGTATAATTTGCAGGAAAGCCAAGACTACATTTACTATTCTTCCGGAATCGGAACGAAGTTAGCGATTACCAAGATATTTGATGACTGGCAAATTCCTATGGAGAAGTACCAGGGGCCAGATGTAACACATGGAAAGTTAGCATACAAGACGGAAATGCTCTCAGAGGTGTTGCTGAATATCTTGGATGATGCGAAGAAAAAGGGCGGCGGGGAAGCTATGATCCGTGCGGCAAAAGGAAAAGTAAGCGTCCTGGAATGGGGAAGTAACAAGACGGTCTACCATTTTGAGGCAGACAATACAAAGATGGCATCCCACAAAATGAGTACCAGTGGAATGATAACCAGGGTTAAGGTAATCGGGCAAGAAGATGACGATGGGCGTTCCAGCGTGGAAGCACTTGTGAACGGGCTTACAAAGTATGGAATCCGCCAAAAGATATACGTCCGTGGCAAAGATGACAGCGTAAGTGATGCTCAATCGGCAGCACAAGACATCATTGACGAAAAAGGTCAGGTGAAAGAAGAAATTACGGTCCAGGCTCCGGACATTCCTTTTATCCGGAAAGGAGATTTGGTCCACGTTACGGTAGGAACCCTGAAAGACTATTATTTTGTGAAAGGGATTCGCCATGATGCAGATACCGGATCAATGACGATGGACCTGAAAAAAGCGGTTACACAGACAGTTAAGAATAACCAGACCACTAAAAAATCATACAACGTGGGAGACGTTGTGAATTTCAAGGGCGGTACACATTATGTATCAAGCTATCCTGGTTCCCAGGGATACAACGCACGGGCAGGAAAAGCCAAGATAACAATTAAAAACGGTTCCGGAAAAGCGCACCCGTGGCATCTCATTCACACGGACAGCGGAAGTAATGTATACGGTTGGGTTGATGACGGAACATTTGAATAGAAAGAAGGTGGAACACATGCCGTATCAAGGAAACCCAGGCACAAGCAAGCTGGGGAAAATCCTGTCTGATAGAATGGCAAAGCAGAATGCTTCTCCGCTTATCCTGGATTTTGGAAGCATTGAAGCAGATTACAGCCTGAAGACGAATACGTTTCCGGTTCCTATCCCACGTTCTGACTACACTGTTTGCAGGCATGTGGGAGGTCTTGTTTTAGGAACCACCGGGGGAGAGCATGGAGGCCATAACTCAGGAAATGGCGCACATAGCCACGGTGTACCAGTTCCGGCAATTAAGCCAGGAGACAGAGTTTTAGTTGCCTGGATTCAGAACGATGCTACAGTCATTGATGTGATTGTTCCTGCAAGTTCGATATAGGGAGGTGCAGCATGAGTGAAAACGCCTTGTTTCCGGTAGTTGAAGTTCCGGAATTGATAGAAGAGTCAGAGCGGTACGATGAAAAGTATAAACCGAGTGTAGCTTGGGATTTGGAAAAAGGAGATTTTGTCAGAACTGGTGCAAATCAGTTGGTGGCATGTGACGGAAGAGAAGCATACCGGGTGTGGTGCGTAAAGAATGCATTGACAGAACGCTACACCTGCATGGCTTATCCGGATTCCATAGGCACTGAAATGGAATCCGCATTAAAAGAGAAAAGCAATGGTGCAGTGGAATCCGCAGTGGAAAGAACCATAACGGAAGCACTGCTCGTCAATCCTCGTACAGAATATGTGCGGGGATTTTCCTTTACCTGGAACGGCGATGAACTGCATTGCAGTTTCAAGGTAAAGGGTATTGATTGGGAAGAGTTCCCTTTGGCAGTAACCATAGGAAAAAGTGAAAAATCGAGCAGGAGGTGAGTTAGATGGCATTTGAGATACCAGATTTTGTTCCGCCAGAATTTGTCTCGGACAGCAATCCGGAAGATATCCAGGAAAGGATGATGACCAGTCTCCCGGCAGATATTGATGATATGCCCGGCGGCTTTCCATACGACTTCACAATGCCAACGGCTCTGGAAAAGTCCGAATTGATACAGTTTCATCTCGTCAGGACGATTATGCTCATGTTCCCTATGTGGTCGTGGGGGGAGTGGCTGGACCTTCACGGGAAACAGAAGGGAGTTGTCAGGAAAGAAGCAAATCCGGCAAGTGGATATGTGACAATCGAAGGAATACCGCAAACCAGGATTGCTGCTGGTTTTATTGTTTGTACGCCAGCAACCGATGTTGGTTCATCTATTGAGTACAGGCTGGATGATGAGGTGACAATACCGGCAGAAGGCAAGGTTACGGTTTCTGTGACAGCGTTGTATGGCGGAATCGGCTCCAACACAAAAGCCGGAACGGTAAATCTCATGTCAAAACCGATAGAGGGAATCACCAAACTGTACAACGAAGACGATATTACCGGAGGTACGAATGAAGAGGAAGACAAAGCCCTTCTCGAACGAATCATGGAAAAGTATGAATCCGAGGGGGCCTCCTTTATCGGAAATGATGCAGATTATAAAAGATGGTCCAAAGAAGTGACCGGAATCGGGGATTGTATCGTGGTTCCCACCTGGAACGGGCCGGGTACGGTAAAACTGGTTCTGGTGGATTCCAATGGCAGGCCAGCAAATGATAAGCTGGTGCAGGCAGTGTACGATCACATCATATCTCCGAATGACCGGGAAAAGCGGCTGATGCCTACTGGAAGTGCTAATTTGACGGTTGTGGCGGCTGATACAAAGCTGATTAGTTATTCCTGCACGAAGCTGTCTTATGACAGCAGCACCAATATGGAGCAGATAATCGAGGATTTCAAAACAGCCGTGATGAAATATTACACGGAAGCGAAAGCAGGGAACATTGTCAGGTACAATAAAATCCATGCGATTCTTACGAATCTGCCAGGGGTTCTTGACTTCGAGGATTTGAAGCTGAATGGGGAGGAAAAGAATCTCTCTCTCGACCAGGATGAATACCCCGGAACCAATGAAGTGCTGTTCGAGTAGAGAGGGGGATTGTTATGAATTTGGAGAATTTCCCTTCAAGCGAGACTGGAAAGAGGATGCTCGAAACAGTTTCAAATGGCTTCTATGATAATTCCTATGTGGGGAAGTGGCTATTTCAGGTCATGGGCCTGGAGATGGGAGAAGCCAGGGAGAAAATCGAAGAACTTCCGTACCAGGCGTTTCCGGAGACGGCAACCTGGGGGCTGAGATACCATGAACAGAAATACGGACTTCCGGTAAGGGAAGAACTCGGTTACGAAGAGCGCAGGCGGTTCATTTACCAGAAGCGTGATGAACGCTCCCCCATGAATCCTTACCGGATGGAAGTTATCATGGAAAATATCACCGGCAGAAAAGCCCATGTAGATGATGAATCCGGACCGGTGAATACCTTTACAATTAAGCTGGAATCCGGGAACAATGCTGTTGATGTAACGGCGGCGATTAAGAAGATAAAGACAATCAAGCAGTCTCATGTGGCGTTCACACTCCGCTTTACGGCTGTGGCGCACATTGAACTCTGTGGAAATGTAGAACGATATGAGAGCCGATATCCAATCTGCGGTACGGTTCCTGGCGTAAGCACTGGGCTACGGCTCATGGATGCAGGTGTTGAGTTATCACCGGAAACATACCCGTATAAGAGGATAACGACCATGGCCGGGAACTCCGGGGAAGCCGGACAGTATCCGAAAACAAGCACCGGTCTGAAAGTTGCGGAGGGAGCGGTTGAGGCTGAAATATATGCTGCCGGATACCAGGTAAATTATCCAGAAGCGAGCGAAAACATGGCAGCGGGATCGCATCCGAAAACAAGATTCCAGGCGGTATACGCCATGAATGAAACGGAGGTTGCAGCTAAGTTATCCGGATTCAAATATCAGAATGAGGTTGCTGGAACCAAACCGCAGGTCAGTACCGGACTGATTCAGAAAAAGGCAGTTACGGATATTGAAGCAAGCGGTAAAGGAACCGAAGTTGAATATTCTCTTGCTGGAGAGAAGGAAGCCGGTACGGTTCCGAAAGTATCAACCGGCGCAAAAGAATCAGGAGATTCAGTGATTCCAGAGGTGAAAACAGAGAGTTACCAGATTAGGTATCCTCTTTGCGGAAACGCCTTTGAGATATAGACAAGGAGGTATGCACATGAAGTTACTTACAAGCAAGGCAATCCAGGGCTACCGTGATTACACGAAGCGGACGGTTGCCTATGCTAAGTACAAAATTGGCTCGACTTACCACAAGGCGAAAATTGAATCAGTGGAAGTGACAGCGGATGGAATTGTGGAAGTTACGTTTAAAATCGAAACGGCTACCACCGGGGCGGCTACCGTCACGGAAATCCAACTGTATGACACGAACAATGATTTGTGGCTCTCTAAGCAGGAATCCCTAAAGATGGATTCCGTGGCGGAGGGCTTTTATTATGTCTGCCAGTTGGTAATCAGTGAGAAGGAGGTATAGGAATAATGCGGGAACTTGTGAATTGGAAAGACCATGTTGTGGAATATCCGGGGCGATTCCAGGAAGAGGACGTAGGCAACGGCCTGGTTCAGCACACCGCTTCTCCCGGAAGGGTATTACAACAAGGAACACCGCAGAACGCCACGAATTTCAACGCAATGGATTTGGCAGCACTGGAAGCGATGCTTATGGCTTCCGAGAATGCCAGAAATCTTCTCCAGGTAGCCAAGGACATTGAAGGCCTTACCGGAGATAAGATTCAGGTCACGCTCACAAACACGCAGCCTTATCCACACAACAACTCCAAAAAGACGGTTCAGCTCACAAAATCTAAGAACAACATGGATTATACCGTGGAGTGCGAGGTTGTCAGCATAACTGGCGGGGCGGTTGGCGAGTTTGAGTTCAGTGACAAGCTACTGAACGGTTTTAAGGTTGCTTATACCGGTTCGGCAAGCGAAGTGGTTGTGAATTGCTATGTGAGAGGAGGAATTTGAGCATGGCAAATGTGATTATCCCAAATGAAGAGCGAAGAGCAGAGGCGGAGCATGTGATGAAGTCCTATGGTGTGGACCGCAATGACCCGGCTATACGTGAAGCGGCGGAAATCGCTGCTGCAAGAACCAACGAAGCAGTCAGAATGGCTGAGAATAGAAGGAGGTATTACTGATGAAAGTGACACATCTGCCGGAGGACGGCAAGAATTTCATTCCCTATGAGGTCATGGGGAAGAACATTGACTTTAATGACGGCGATCTGATGTTCAACGCGTCCAAAAAGGAACGTGATTATGAAGTTGTCATCGACATCTGCCTGGATTACACGGGCGGTCTGGTGATGGGAGCTTCCGAAGGTGAGCGATATGTAGCTCAGCTGGTTATCCCGGCCAGAGAGTACACGGAGACCACTACGGAGAATCCGAACTATGACCCGGATTCAGAGTTTGGCACAGAATCCCCGACTATCACAACGAGGGAGCCGGTGCCTTTCAGTATGGACGAGTGCGAACTGAGATTATGGGAAGTGGAGGTTTAAGAGATGCCGAATTTTGATGATTTTAAATTAGCGATTGAAGCGATGTCGGGCGGTAAGAATACCGTCCTTTTTGATGATATGGAGATGCCTTCCGTTATGGTTCCGTTTCCCAAAATGATGATTTCGGAGATTATGACCGGAGGAAGTCAGAATGTTCACCCGGCTTTCAAGGTGAATGGCGTGGACAAGGACAAGATTTATGTCTCCAAATTCCAGAACATTGTGCTGAACGATAGGGCATACTCACTGCCAATGCGTGACCCGAAGGTTTATGTGACTTTCGACCAGGCGTTGACGTTCTGCCGGAACAAAGGGAATGGCTGGAGTTTGAATCCGTATTCTCTGTGGTCCGCAATCGCTCTGTGGTGCCGTAAGAACGGAACCATGCCAAGAGGAAATAACTACTGGGGCAAAGACTACTCTTATCAGCATGAAAAAGGCATTCCTACCGCATATGAAGGTGCAAGCCATGAATCGCATCCGAATGAACCGACAAGGGTAGCAACCGGCTCCGGACCTGCCACCTGGTATCATAACTGGATGCCGGATGGAATTGCTGACCTGAACGGTAATGTTTGGGAGTGGTGTGCTGGAATGAGGCTGAAGGATGGAGAAATCCAGATTATCCCGTATGCCAATAGCTTACTGGCAGAAACGAATATGTCTGCCACATCTACTGAGTGGAAAGCTATCAAGGCGGATGGTTCCCTGGTTGAACCTGGAACTGCCGGAACTTTGAAGTGGGATTGGGTATCCAGCAAGATTCAGCTTACCAGTGGGAATGTAACCTATACCACAGACCAGGGAAATGGTATTCAGTACAAGGATATGACACTGGCCTCCGGGCTGACTGCTCCTGAACTGGCAAAAGCCTTGCTTTTGTATCCGGACGAACCGGGCGGGGATTACGGCAGCGATTACCACTGGATGAATACTAGGGGAGAGCGTTTGCCGCTTTGCGGCGGCAGGTGGAACTACACTTCCAGCGCGGGCGTGTTCCTCGTGTACCTGAACTACTCGCGGTCGTTCTCCTACAGCAGCATTGGCTTCCGCTCCGCTTTTGTAGAACTGTAAACTGCGGCACTGACTGCTCTGCGGTAGCAGAGCATATGCCACGAAAGGAGAAACTATGGTACAGCGTGAGGAGAATCCTACCGTCAGCGAAAAGCAGAAATATGAAAATCTCTCCATCCGCATGAAAATCATGGATATGATGGAATATTCCATGCCGCTCATAGAAAGATGGTCCGTGGCACACCAGAAGTTGCTCGGAGATAGGATAGCAGCCTGTATGGAGGATATGCTGGAGCTGGCAAATGAATTGGAGTGGGCGTATTCAAAGAAAACGCCATGCAAGAATCTGGATATGAAAAACAAGGCTTTGCAGGATTTTATAACGCTTGCGTATAAGCTTAAATATCTGAAAGGTTCATCTTCTCATGCGGAATGGACCAGACGCTCCAAAGAAATCGGAAGCATGATAGGCGGATATCAACAATGGATATACGAAGATTCTCCAGTTCCAAAGAAAACCGGAGGGAAACTTCCGGCACAGAATAAAGGGAACCGGCTCCGGTAATCGGGGCCGGATTTTTTTGGGAACAGACTATTGCGTTTGCCGATTTGCGGCGGCAGGTGGAACAACACTTCCAGCACGGGCGTGTTCAACGTGAACCTGAACAACTCACGGTCGAACTCCAACAGCAACATTGGCTTCCGCTCCGCTTTACTCTCATATGCCAGAGGCGCAAAGTTTAAGGACTTTCCGACAGTGCGAGAGGATAAAGGAGCCTGTTTCCACTCCGGGCTGAAAGGCAGGAGAAAAAACGGCACTGTCCGGGAGCTGGCGGTGCTGTTCTGGCGGAGACAAACAAAACCAGAACGCCTATGGACGCTGCGAGTAAAGAAATTGAAAGCTGCTACACATAGTTATTCATAAGGAAACATATTCCATGAAAATCAAAAATGTCTTTGACAAAATCTTTTCGCTGGATAATCTCTATGCAGCGTTGGAAGATGCTGTTCAGGGAAGAAGATATAAAAGAGAAGCACTGGTATATACTTTGGATTCCTGGGCGTTGCTTCAGGAGTTGAGAGAAGAGGTTCTGAGCGGAACTTATCATATAGACCGGTATTACATCTTTTATATCTACGAACCCAAGAAAAGAATGATTATGTCAATCTCATTCAAACACAGAATCGTCCAGTGGGCGATTTACCGCATTATCAATCCTATGCTGGTAAGCGGCTATATTGAAGATTCTTATGGCTGCATTCCAGGCAGAGGAAGCTTGAGTGCCATGCAGCGGCTCAGGTACTGGATTGAACAGGCATCCAGAAAAGATGAACAGTGGTTTTACCTGAAGCTGGACATCAGCAAATACTTCTATCGGGTATCACATCGGATACTGAAGAAAATACTGGCGAAGAAAATAAAGGATGCAAGACTGCTGGAGGTCTTGTATTCCGTAATCGACTGTAAGCATACTCCGTTTGGCTTGCCGCTGGGTGCGTCTCCGGGAGATGTGCCGCTGGAGGACCGGCTTTATGATGTCGGTATGCCGATTGGTAATCTACTCTCACAGGTATTTGCCAATGTGTACCTGGATGTGCTGGACCAGTTCTGTAAAAGAGTGCTGAAAATCCATTTCTATATCCGGTATATGGATGATGTGATTGTTCTTTGCAACGATAAGATACAGCTCCGGGAATGGAAAGATCAGATTGAGGTATTTCTGATGAATGAACTGGAATTGCACCTTAATAGCAAAACCTGTATCCGCCCAATCAGCCAGGGAATTGAATTTGTCGGCTACCGTATCTGGCCGGATAGGGTGATTGTGCGGAAGAGCACCAGTCTTCGGATTAAGAGGGCATTGAGAGGACTTGCAGTAAAATATTCAAAATATGAAGTAACCATGCAGGATGTTACGTCTGCACTCCGGAGTTATCTCGGTATGTTGGAGCGTTGCGACAGCGAAGCCCTGGTGAAGAAGATTCTGGACAACCTGGTACTGACACATGAACAAAAGGAATCGGAGGAGAGATATGAGCAATCAGGAAATTATGGAATTGCAGAACACGCTTATAGAGAACCAGAGATATGTCATTTCTGAGCTAATGAAGCGGTACTGCTTAGAACCAACCTTCGAGATTGATGAACGGCTCCAGGCTGTTATTCGTCAGAATAACGAGCTTATGAGTATATTGGAAAAACCGTAGGGAGGAGGTGACAAGTATGCCGGGAGATTTTATCGTAGCCATTGTTGTTGCGGCAGGAATACCGTCTGCAATTACTGGATTCTGCTTCTGGTGCGTTCAGCAGAAAATAGCTAAGCGTGACAAAGAGCAGGAAGAAATGGAAAAAGCGAAAGAAGAGAATGAATTGCTTCTTATTAAGCTGGCAGGAGCTTCGCTGTCATTGGGGGAAGCAACAGCGGCGGCAGTCCAAAGGATTCCTGATGCGCATTGCAATGGTGATATGCACGCCGCATTGGAATATGCAAGGCACATAAAGCATGAGCATAAAGATATGCTCTACGAAACCGCAGTCAAGAATTTGATTTAGCGGGCATTTTAGACCGTATTTGATGTTACCCAAACATTTCCCCACATAACGGTTTAAAACGCAACCACGGAACGATCAGAAGCTCACAGAGCCATATAAAACGAAATTATACAGGAGGTAAGTATCTATGAAGAACATTAACTGGGCGAGAAAGCTCACGAGCAGAAAGTTTTGGGCGGCAGTAGTCGGATTTGTTACCCCGATGATGGTAGCCGCAGGAGCAACTGACGGAACGATTACCCAGGTGACCGCAATCATCATGGGCGGCGCCACACTGATTGCCTATATCATCGGCGAGGGAATGGCAGATTCAGCCAATGCTGGCGTTGATGCGGCAGTCGGGATTGAAGTGGTAGAAGATGACTAAGAAGCAGAGTGATCAGAGGGCCTGGGAAACCGGGCCTTTTTCTATACGAACAGGAAATCGATGAGGTAGATAATGAGAAAAGAAAATGTAGAAGTAATGGCAAACATTCTTTATGCCGTGGAAACTGGCGGTCAGGTGTATGGCGGCAGATGCTACGATGATTTCACTCCGGCCTACAAGAACAGCAGCGCAGAACACGCAATCACGATAGGAGCCGGAGCCTGGTATGCGACAGAAGCAAAGCGGCTCCTGAAGATGATTCGTGATAAATATCCGGACACATTCAAGAAGCTGGACACAGCGGGAATTTCGCAGGATTTGGATTCGGCGGACTGGAGCAGGTACCAGCTGGACAAGACTTCTGCAAAGGCAAAGTGCATCCAGAAGATTATCTCTTCTGTTGATGGAATCAAGTGCCAGGATGCCCTGATGTATTCACAGATTGAGGAATACACGGAGAGTATCACGAAGAGCTTCGGAGAAATGCCTGACGGAGCCATGATGGAGTGTATCAATATCCGGCATCAGGGTGGCATGGGTGCACTGAAGAGGATTCTGGCAAAAACCAGTCAGCCTTACACAGCGGACAGCATATACGCTGCACTCTGCACAGACCCGGCAGATAAGAGCAATAACAATCAGGTCGGGGATTATGTAACCAGGCAGAAAAAAGTCTATGAGATGATTCAGAAATATTGCAAGGAGGAAGAAGCGATGGGAAGAACAGCGCAGGATGTTTTGGACGTTATGCGGAGCTGGCTTGGATTCAGCGAAGCAAACGGCAAGTTCAAGCAGATTATCGACATTTACAACAGCGTGAAGCCGTTGCCGAGAGGCTATGCTGTGAAATACACGGATGAATGGTGCGACACTACCGTATCAGCGGCAGGAATCAAAGCGGAATGCTCTGATTTGATTAACCGGGAGTGCGGTTGCGAAGAGCACGTAAAACTCTTCCAGGCGATGGGGATTTGGATAGAAGATGGCACAATCACACCGAAGGCGGGAGATGTGATTCTCTACAACTGGGATCAGTCCTATCAGCCGAATGATGGCTATTCGGACCATATCGGTTATGTGGAATCCGTTTCCAACGGGCAGATTACCTGCATCGAAGGCAACAAAGGTGAAGCTGTCGCAAGGCGTGTGCTGTCGGTTGGAAATGGCTATATTAGAGGCTACGCACGTCCGAAGTATTCCTCTGGTGGAAGCAGCCAGCCGGTTCAGCCTAGTGCGCCGTCCACCAGCACCGGTACAACACTGAGCAAAGAGGTTGCGTGGTACGGCGTGGTGAATACCGGTTTTCTAAATGTTCGTACCTGGGCCGGAACAGAAAATACACGGCTCAAATCTTATCCGTCTATTAAGCAGGGCACAAAAGTGGGCGTGTGCGCTGTGATACAGGATAAAGATGGTGATCCGTGGTATTATTTGAAAATCACCGGAGAGCAGGGCGAGAAGTATGGGTTTGTTGCCGCCGCCTATATCACGAAACAGGCCACCAGCACGCCAAACAGCAATACTACCGTTGAGGATGATGGAAAGATTTCCAAAACACCTCAGTGGGTAGGAAAAGTAACAGCAGATGTGCTGAACGTCCGCACCTGGGCTGGAGTAAATAATCCGAAGATTAAGTCCTGGCCTCAGTTGGGGTATGGAAATCTGGTGGATGTGTGCGATGTGGTAAATGCGGCTGATGGCTCACGCTGGTACTACATCCGCATTGATGGGCGGATTTACGGATTCGTTCATTCTGCTTACATCACGAAAGCGTGATGAAACAACCTCTTTTGGTACAAGGAATGATATGTCACACCCTCTGTCGAATTGTCGGCAGAGGGATTTTTTTATTTGTCGAAAAAATGGTGGAAAGCAACGAAACGCTGTGATATGATAATTTTGCTGCCGTACCTCCAGCAGAAGGGAGGTGATTCTGCATGAACGATATTATTCCAGCGTTTATTATCTCTGTCGCAGCAAGTGTGGTTGGCTACTACATATGCAAGTGGCTGGATCGAGATGAATAGGCAGCAACAGCCTAAACGGAATAGCTCACCGTAAAGAGCAAGAAAAACCCCAGAGCGGCAACTCCGGGGTTTTTCGTTTTGTTCTACATGAACTCTTCCAGCATTTATTTGGCTAAGATTATAATATGCCAGTTCTCAGAAAAAGTCAACAGTTTCTTTTCGTCCATAGGACAATCCTACGGACAGTCCATAGGAAAATCCAATGTAACCAGTACCAGTACCATCACCAGTACCAGTATCATAAAAAATAAAAGAATATACGCAAAACCGCCGTCTGCGGCTTTGCTACTGAATATTCATCTTAAATGTACAATTTGCACAAAATCTGAACGAAATTTTTGATGTATCAAGTCACAGTCGATTCTACAGAAATTTTCAATATCTCCTTCGGCAAAAGACAAAAATGAATCCAGAGGCATTTCAGAGGTTTTCAGACCATATCAAAATCGGAGTTTCTTCTATACATAAAGCATATCGTTTATTTC